CTAGTGCTAACAGTGCATATCAATCACAATTTTTACCAGTGCCAGATCCATCATCACCTGTTAGGGGTGCTATAGCTGCTAGTGCTGCTATCTTTGCTGGATTAGCAAATGTTAATAAAATAAGACAACAAAAATTTGAAGCAGCTACTTTAGCAGGAGGAGGTGGCGGTGGTGGCTATGATGGCGCAGGAGGAGGTGGTGAAGCTCCTTTACTAGCACCAGCTAACACTAACACTTTAGTACCACAAAATAACACTAGGGTATTTGTAACTGAAACAGATATTACAGCAACTCAAAACCAGGTGGCGGTAATACAAGGACAAGCAACTATAAGATAAAATAAATAATTATGAAAAATACAGAATTACTAGAACTAATAATAGATGAGGAAGATGAGTCTGGAGTAGACCAAATAGCATTGGTAGACTCACCAGCCACTGAAAGCTTGTGGATGGCCTTTAAAAAACATCAATTTGAAGAAACTTTTAACGACTATCCAGAATCTGCATCTAACAACGCTAAGAAAGCAATTGAATACAAAGAAGAAAACGGCTCAGACTGTGGTACTAGAATAGGTTGGACTAGGGCAAGACAGTTAGCTAATAAAGAAAAAATTAGTTGGGAGACTATTGCAAGGATGGCTAGTTTTAAAAGACATCAACAAAATAAAGATGTTCCTTATAGTGAGGGTTGTGGCGGTATTATGTGGGATGCTTGGGGTGGTGCTAGTGGTATCAATTGGGCTATTGAAAAAATGAAAACTAAAGACAAATATAAACAGGTTTTCAAAATACAGAATGAAGAAAAGAGAATAGTTAGCGGTTATTTTATGAAAGCTGATCTACCTATAATAAGACTAAATGAAGACAATGAAAAATATTATGTAGTATTTAGAAAAGAAACAATAGAAAAGATAGTAAATAAATTTTTTAAGAATGGACTTAATGCTAACGTAAATCTAATGCACGATAATAATTTAAAAGCAAAAGGTGTTTATGTGATAGAGTCTTTAATAATAGATTCTAAAAGAGGTATCAAAGCTCCTAAAGGTTTTGAAAATGCTCCAGATGGCAGCTGGTGGGGTTCTATGAGAGTAGAAAATGATGAGGTTTGGGCTATGGTTAAAGATGGTTCTTTTAAAGGATTTAGTGTAGAGGGTATGTTTGGACAATCTAAGTCTATTAAATATCCTGTAAGCCTTATTAATAAGATTAGAGAAGTAGTTAAAAAATACATACAAAAGAAAAAAGATAATTTTGTTAGTATGGTAATTAATAAAGACTTTGCTATAATAGATGATAGACTAGCATACGCCTCAAAAGATATGGCTTTAAAAGCTGCTATGGATTTAGGTATTGAAGGAATACACGAACACGAATACGAAGGAAAAACTTGGTATATGGTGGGGGAAACACATAAGGCTAATATGTATAAAAAATGCCCTCCAGGATATATAAAGAAAAACGGCAAATGTGTTAAGAAAAAAACTTATGCAGAAATAGGTCCTAAAGGCGGTGTTAAGAAATCACCTAAGGCACCTAAGTCAAAAACACCCAACAAAAATCCAAAAGGTAAAGGAAGTGCAAAAGGCAATGCTAAAAACACTAGGGGCGCAAAAGTAACTAAAGAAGATGAGGCTACACTACAAAAAAAGTCAGATGATTTTAATGAAAGATATAAAGAAAAGTTAGGTTATGGTGTGACAGTAGGACAATTAAAAACAGTTTTTCAAAGAGGTTTAGGTGCTTATAATACATCCCACTCACCTAGTGTGAAAAGTGCGAAGCAATGGGCTTTAGCTAGGGTAAATGCTTATTTATATTTAGTTAAAAATGGGAGACCAGAAAACCCTAAATATACTACTGATTATGATTTATTACCATCAAAACACCCTAAGTCAAAAAAATAGTTACTAGTAAATTGTCCAACTATCAAAAATTTGTTATATATAATAGTATATAAAAATTATTTAATTATGAGTGAATTAAAAGAATTATTTAACGATATTAAAAACGTATTCAAAAACGAAGGTATTGATATTGAAAATGACTCTAAAGAATTTGCAGAAACTACTCAGGAATTAATAGAAGAAACTAAAGAAGAGACTACAGAAGAAACTATACAAAAGTTTGAAGATGTAGTACTAGCGGATGGTACAGTCGCACAGGTTGAGCCAGATGTTACTTTAGGTGCTGCTGTTGTTGTTGAGGTTGATGGTGAGCTTTTACCAGCCCCAGATGGTGACCACGAACTTAGTGACGGTAGAAAAATTACTACTGAAGCAGGAGTTATTGTTGCTATTGAAGAGGCTGAGGAAGCACCAGAAGTTGAGGAAGAGGCAGAGACTGAAGAGGAAGAGGAAATGTCAGCACCTTTGACAGAAGCTCAGGAAAGAGAGGCTAAAAAGATTATTGAGTCTGTTGTAACTGAAAGAGTATTTTCTATGGAAGCTACTATTAGTGAAGAAAACAACGAACTTAAAAAAGAGATTGAAAATCTTAAAGAGTCTTTTTCAAAGCTTTTAGAATTAACTGAAAAGCTAATTACTGAGCCTGTTGGAAATGCAGTCGTTAAAAGAAATTCAGCGTTTAAATCGTTGAAAAAAGAAAACAAAAAAGACATTATTAGTCTTTTAAAAAATAAAAATATAATCAATTAAAAATTTAAAATTATGAGTTTTGATGTAAGTGCGCTACCAGCGTATACGGACCAAAATGCAATGGATTTAATAGTTAAGTCTGTTGCTGGTGGGAAATTAGCACAATATGCTAATATCCAAGATGGTGTGAAAGGGCCAACTACAATAAATATCCTTTCTAGTGATGTTGTTTTTCAGGCTGATGGTTGTTCTAGGAGTGCGAGTGGTACTACTACTTTATCTCAAAGAACTATTACTCCAGGTGCTGTGGCAATTCACGAAGACTTATGTATGACAGATTTAGCTGCTAAATATACAGCTACAATGTTAAAACAAGGTTTAACAGGTGAAAAAGAGGAGGTACCTTTTGAAGAGTTATATTTTGCTGAAAAAGTAGCTAAGTTGCAAAAAGCAATTGAGGTTGCTGATTGGCAAGGAGATACTACTTCAGGTACTGCTAACTTATCAAAGTATGATGGATTAAATAAAATTATTGCAGCAGCTACTGCTGTTGATGGTAACCCAACATCAATAGCACAAGCTACAGGAATTACAGCCTCTAATGTTATTGGTATTCTAACAGGTATGGCTGAGTTAATGCCAGAAGATATAATGGATGCTGATGATTTAAAACTGTTTGTAGGAATGGACACTTTTTTAAAGTATCAAAAAGCTATTGCTGATGGTAACTACTTTCATTATGTAGTAGATGGTGAGTTCACTGCTGAGCTTCCACTAATCGGATTCCCTAATGTAACTGTTTGTGCTACTCCAGGTCTTTCTGGTTTAGCTACTGGTAACTGTTATTTAATGAGAGCATCTAATATTTATATTGGTGTTGATTTACCAGACGAAGAGTCTAATGATGTAAGGTCTTGGTATGATGATAATGATAGAATTTATAAAGTAACTATGGCTTTTAGAAGAGGTGTTAATGTAGCATTTCCAGACCAGGTTGTTGAGTTCTTATTAGTATAATATTAATGGGGGATTAAGTTCCCCCTTTTAAATAATTGTTAGCTGAAATGCTAACTAATTAAAAATCAAATAATTATGAGTTGTGTATTAGCAAGTGGAATGGCGAGGGATTGTAGTGATTCTCTAGGCGGTATTGAGGAAATACTTATTGCAGAAAGAGACAATGTCACTGCATTTACTTTGTCAAACCACGAAATTACTGCTATTACTCAGGCGGGTGCATCATCTTTTTTTAGGTATAATCTTAAAAAGGAATCTGGTAGTTTGACATCTACAGCAACTGTAGACCAAACAGCTGGTACTTCTTTTTATGATAATGTTTTAGCTTTTACAATTAATAAATTGACTGCTGCTAAAACTAATGAAATAAAAATGTTAATGTTAGCTAGACTTGCAGTAATAGTAAAAGATAATAATGGTAAATTTTGGGGATTAGGTTTCGACCAATTTGCTGAAGGAAGTGCTTTAGTCGCACAAACTGGACAGGCTTTTGGTGATCCTAACCAGTACCAAATTGAATTAATGGATAAATCGCAGTTACCTTGTTATGAGGTACAAGCCTCTGTTGTGGCTGGTTTAACGATTGCTTAATCGTTCTTTGTTGTATAAAAGAGGGGTATAACTACCCCTTTTTTTTAAATTTGTAAATTATGTTGAAAAAATCTTATATAGGAAAAACAATCGTTACTAAAGGCTTTAGGGTTTTAGTATGTGAAGAGAATATAGAATTATTAAAAAAGTTAGAAATAACTGAAGTATTTGCAGAAAAGAAAAAAGCAAAGAAAGATGTTAGTGATAAATAAAAATGCTACTACAAATATTATCACAACTTTGTGGGAGCTAACTACTTTAGAGGTTCCATATTATTTATTTGAGTTTGAAAGCGACCAAACTAAAAGAAAATATTATACAGTAATGACTGATTTAACCACTAACAAATTTAGATATAATGAATTTAATTTTATAGAAGGTAGTTTTGATCCTACTAGTGGCAGTCTTATTTTAGGCTCTGCTGGTTTCTATAAATACAAAGTATATGAACAGTCAAACCCTTTTAATTTAACACCAGATGGACTTAATGTAGTAGAGCAAGGTAAAATGAAATTAATAGACTCTACCTATCAACCTACATTTAATCAACATACAGTTTCAACTAGTACTAACGTAGTATATAATCCGGCGCAATGAGTATAAAATTAATTCCTATAAATTTTGGAGGTTATGAATTACCTGAGTTTAAAGAATCTAAAAAAGGTGACTGGTATGAATACGGCGTAGACAGACCATATAAAAATACATATCCAGATTATTTAACAAAACTATATAACGAGTCTAGTAAGCATAATCAAATTATTAATAGTAAAGTTAAGTTTATAGTAGGTCAAGGTTTTGTAGTAGATGAGAAACTATCGTTCACAGAAAAAGCTTATGTTGATGGCTTTCTAAGGATGCCTAATGAGGATGAGAATATTGATGAGCTAACATCTAAACTAGCAAAAGATAAAAAGGTTTATGGAGGTTTTAGCTTGCAAGTTAGAATGTCTAAAAGTGGAAAGATAGCAGCTATTAATCACATAGATTTTTGTGATATTAGAGTAGGTGTTAATGATAACTTATACTATTATACTGATGACTGGTCTGCTAGAAATCCACAAAACAACAAAGATTATAAAATATTACAGCACTTTCCTTATGATGATAGTGCAAAACCTGAAGTAGATTATTTAATTTATTACAAAGAATATAGACCAGATTTAGGAGTCTATCCTATGCCAGACTATACTAGTGCTATACCTTACTTAGAAAGTGATGCTGAGATAGCTAACTTTACTTTACAAAACATCAAAAACAATTTATCAGCTGGTTATGTTATTTCTTTTGCAAATGGGCAACCTACTGAAGAGGAAATGCAGGCTATTGAAAGAAGATTTAAAGACTATGCTACAGGAGCTGATAATGCTGGTAAGCCTTTACTTTCATTTACTGACCAGAATAGCGACCACCCTCAAATACTACCTATTCCAGTAAACGGACAAGACGAAAGATTTATAAACCTAAACAACCAAATTAGGGAGGAAATATTTACAGCTCACGGTATAACTAGCCCTCAGCTTTTTGGAATTAAAGAAAATTCTGGTTTAGGTAATAATGCTGATGAGATTGCAGTAGCTAGTCAATTGTATCAAAACTTGCAGATTGATCCCGAGCAAAAAATATTTAATGAACTAATAAATTCAATACTTAACTTTAACGGTATTAGTGGACATCCAGTAAGACTACAGAAAATAGAGCCAGTACAAAGGTATTTTAGTGAAACAGCTGTATTAGCAGTGATGACTCAGGATGAGATAAGAGAAAAAATTGGATTACCAGCTCTACAACCAGAACAAAGAGTAGAGTTGAAAAGTAATGAGGATGATATTATATTTAATCAGTTAGAAGTAACCGGACTAGATGCTAATAGCTTAGAGGTGTTAAAAACTTATCATAAGCCTATTACTTGTATTGAAGATGCTAAAGAATTTGAAAAAGAAATAATTAATGAGTCTTTTGCTATTACAAGTATATTAACAGAATTAGAAAAAAGCGTATTATCTTTATTAATTAAGAATCCTAGCTTACCAATTACAGAGTTAGCTAGTGCTTTAAAAGTACAACAAACATTGATTAGTGAGGCAGTGTCTAACTTATTTGATGCTGGTGCTTTAGACAAAGATTTTAAACCTACTAAAGACGGTTTAGATAGTATTCAAAAACCTAAAGAAGAGACTTTCATAGTATATAAGTATATAGAGCGACCAGATGCGCCACCATTAAAAACGCAAAGCAGACCATTTTGCAGAAGATTAATGTTGTTGGCTACTACTAGAAGATATACACTACAGCAATTAGAATTATTAACAAATGATTTTGGACAAACAGGAATTGATATATTTACTAAAAGAGGTGGTTGGTATAATAACTATCAAACAAATAAAATTACTCCTTTTTGTAGACATATTTGGGAAATGCAAATAGTAAGATTAAAAAAATAAATTATGGCAGTTTTATTCATATCAGAACAATACGTTAAGAACACTACATTAATAGATGAGAATGTAGATATGAGGTTAATATTACCTAGTATTAAAGACTGTCAAGAGTTAAGAATACACCCTATTTTAGGAACTCCATTATATGAAGATTTAAAAACTAAGATAACTGGCAGCACTTTAAATAGTGATGAGACTAATTTACTAGATAACTATATTGCACCTACTATGGCTATTTGGACGGTTTATGAGTGTTCGACTTCTATGTTATTTAAATATAGAAATAAATCAGTAGCAACTAAGAATAGTGAAAACAGTAATCCTATAGACTATCAAGATTTACAGTATTTAAGAGATGAGTGGAAAAACAAAGCAGAGGAAAGAGAGGCTAGGCTAATAAACTTCTTATGTGAAAATGATAATTTATTTCCTAAGTATAAAGAACACTCAGATGATTTAAACCCTAGAAAGACAGCTTTTCAAACTAGTTTTTATTTAGGTGGTGGTGGTAGTAGTTACTGTTGGAGAGACGAATATAGAAATAGCCAAAAATGATATTAACGTATAACCAAATAATAGAACAATTTAGAGTATTTGCTAGCTTACATAAGCAGATACAAAACTTTGGTAATGGTGATTTATTTGAAATAGTAGAACATAATCAACTAGCTGATTTTAACTATCCACTGTTTTGGGTGGCTGACCAGCCAGCAACTTTAGGTGATGGAACTTTCACTTGGAACTTTAATATTATGGCTATGGATTTAGTTAATAAAGACGAGACTAATGAGAATGATGTAAAGTCAGATATGTGCCAGGTTTTACTAGATGCTGTAGCATACTTTGAACAACAAAATATTTCTAGTAGTTTTATAGATTGGAAGAAAATAAATTTAGTTAGAGGTTCTACTTTGAATAGTTTTACAGAAAGATTTGAGGATGAGCTTACTGGTTTTGGAATGAATATAGGTTTTAAAATGCCTTTTGCTTATGATAAATGTGATATACCAATAAATTAAATATGGCTTTAATATACAATAAAAATAGAAAAAAAGGATTATTTTATATACCAGCTGGCGCTTTTGGCCCTAGTGTTAGTGCTGCATTTGCTTATAGTAAAGCCTCTTTTAATCAGGCTGAAGCCGATCCAACACCAACTATTACAGGAACTACTGGAGGAACTTTTAATGCCTCCTCTGGTTTAGTGTTTGTAGATACAGGAACTTTTAATAGTTCAACAGGTCAAATAGATTTATCTGCTTCTACTATAGATAGTCATATTATTACATATACTGTTGATGGAGTGCAAAGCGGTCAAACAATAGGCATCACAGCAGCTCCTTATTCTAGTACTAGGTCATTTAGTTTTGATGGAACAAATGATTATTTTGATGCTGGTAATGCTTCTTATTTGAATGGTTTATCAGAATTTTCATTGTCTTGTTGGTTTAAATTAAACATAGCTGCAAATGATAAAGCTATAGTTTCAGATTGGTTTTATAATTCTGGTGTTTTAGGTCATTTTGCTTTACAAACAGAAAACGCTTCTGGGAGTACATACGGCTTAACTTTATTTATAAAAAACACCTCAGATGGGGGGAGCAATAGAGTTAGAACTGATGCAGGTATTTTCAATCAAAATACTTGGTATAATGTTGTTTTTACATTTAACTCAGGAACTGTAAACTGTTATAAAAATGGAAATTCTGTTTCACTAACAACTATCGGAACAATACCAACTACTTTAACTTCACAAAATGGCAATCTAAATATTGGAAAATTTGGTGGCTCATTAACAAGATACTGGAATGGCAACATAGACGAAGTATCACTTTGGAATACAGCTTTAAGTAGTTCAGCAATTACAGAGATTTACAACAGTGGTGCACCAAATGATTTAGAAAGTTTAACAAATGCAAGTTCTACTAACCTAGTAGCTTGGTATAAAATGGGAGAATAGATGGCAACAGAATTTTACAATAGAAACTGGCGTATGCCTAAAAGCTCAAACAGTAGCAAAGTATCAAACTATTCTATGAGCTTTGATGGGAGTTCTGAGTATATTACTATGAATGACTTATCAAGTATTTTAACTAATACAGATTTTTCATTGTCTTTATGGTTTAAAGGAACAGGACAATCTACCACTGCTGATAGTTCTAATATGTTATTTTCGGCGCACGGAAGCGGAACTTCAAATGTCTTGAGAATTGGAATTGCTAAAAGTTCTGGGGGAATCTTTTTTGCAGCTACGGGAAGCAGCGGTGGTGTTGTTGGTTCTGCTGATTATGACGATAGTAACTGGTATCACTTAGTTATAACTAAACCGCACGTTAGCGGAGGTGCTGCTGGAACAGTATATATAAATGGTTCTTCAATAGGAAGTACAGAAATTTTTAATATAAATTTTGAAAGCGCAACACATTATTCCATTGGTCAAGAATACGATCCCACTTTGTCGCCTGGAGATTTTTTTAAAGGAAATATAGACCACGTTGCAATCTTTGACTACGCACTTTCAGCTCCACAAGTAACAGCTTTATATGGTAACTCTACTGATGGAGTAGGCAATCCAATGGCAATAACTGGAGGTAGAAAACCTATTGCTTACTATCCAATAGGAGACTATGCAGCATTTAACGGTTCTGAATATTTAGTAAATAACGGAGCTTTACAAGATTATGTATTTGATTTTGACAATGGCGATAAAATAACAACTTCTGCATTAAGTAATTTTGTAACAAGTAATATCACAGCAAGTTTGTGGGTTAATTATGCAACTCTTCCAGCTTCCTTTGTTGGAAACCCAATGGGTGCAACTAATGGCGGAGGGTGGAACTCTGGTTTCGGCTTTCTTAATAATGGAACTTCAGGAAATTTGAGATTTTTTATTGAAAATTGGGATAATGTGCCGTCTGGCACTGGTGGTTTTGTAGATAATACAACCACATTAACAACTAATACTTGGTTTCACTTAGTTGGAACTTGGGATGGTAGTACAGTAAGTTATTATATAAATGGTGTTCCACAAGGTACTGCTTCATACTCTGGTAGTTTAACAACATCTGATATTGTAGCAATAGGCACAAATCTTGCTAGTACTGGATATAATATTAATGCTATGATTTCAAATGCACAAATATTTAACACAGCAATACCAGCAACAGGTTCTAATTCAGTAGAAACTCTTTACAATAATGGAACTCCTTTAAGCGATATGAGTGGCTTTACTTCTTTACAAGGATGGTGGAAACTAGATGCATCAGCTACTTTTGATGGTTCTAATTGGAGTATTCCTGATGATAGTTCTAACTCAAACACAGGAACTTCAAGTGGAATGACTGCTGCTAACTTAGTGCAATCTGACTTAAATATAACAACTCCTTATTCTAGGTATGCTTTAGAATTTGATAGAGCATCAAATACTCAAATTAGAATACCAAATTCAGCATCTTTAGAGCTAACAGCATCACATTCAATATCTTTTTGGATTAGTCCAACTTCACAAGATACTTTTGCTTATATATTTAATAAACAAAATCTTGATCCTTCTATCTATTATAGTAGTGGTAATTTACAATATGCTGCTTACAATTTACCAATAAGCGGAGGTGGTACTTTTAACATAGATAAAACGATTTATTCAGGTTTTCACACAGCTTTTAATAATAATGGATGGGTGCATTGTTGTGTTACATTAGACCATTTAAATTTTTTATTAAAGTTTTATGTCAATGGTGCAGAGCATTCTAGTCAATCAATAGACACAAGATATATTGGTTTAGCTCATCTAGGCAATCAACTCAGATTAATGGGCTATTCAGATACGAGTCATATGGTTTCAGGACAACTTTCAAATGTTTCAATCTGGAACGCAGCTTTAACACCTACACAAGTAACAGAAATTTATAATGAAGGTAAACCATCAAATCTTAATAATCACAGTGCTTATTCTAATCTTTCAAGCTGGTGGCAATTAGGAGAAAACAGTTCTTTTGATGGTACTAACTGGACTGTGCTAGATGAGAAAGGAACTAACAACGGAACAAGTGCAAATATGACAGAAGCAGATTTAGTCAATGGAGTTGGTACTTCAGCAAATGGCTTAAGTAGTGGTATGGGGGCTGCTGATAATATAGTGGGCGATGCTCCTTACAGTACAGCAAATGCAGTTAGTTATGGAATGGGCGTTGATGCTTTATCAACAGATGTACCTAGTTAAAAATATTAAAAAATAAAAAAATGAGACAATACGCAGTAATTAATTTAGAGAATACAGATAAAGTAATTTATTCACAGGTTAATCAATCATCAGCACAAACAATGAGAAGAAACCTAGCAAACACTGAGGGTTTACTTTCGTGGAG